CACCACCACCACCGCCAGCTTGGTTAGCACCTAAACTTACAGGACTTCTTCCTTTTCCACCATTATTTCCTTGAGATGGAGTAACTGGAGGAGTGTTACCTGCTCCTTCACAATATCCTGATCCGCCACCACCACCAGATCCTCCTGCTGCTCCTGATACAGTAGCTGTAGGGGGTCTAGTCGGAGTACCATCACCTCTTCCACCTCCGCCACCACCAGCGCCTGCTATAGTTGAAAAAGTTGAAGTGACTCCAGGATTACCTTGAGTTTCTATACCTACGCTTGCTCCACCTCCACCAACTACTATCGGATAGGTTTGAGCAGAAACTGTAATTCTATTTGGAGCACTTGGATAACCGTCTAATGGACTAGCTGTATATGGTCCAGCACTAGGAGATTTTACTTCTCTAAAACCACCAGCTCCACCGCCACCAGCTCCATAATAACTTCCTTTTGAGCCTCCACCTGATCCTCCACCACCAAGAACTACGTACGAAACTACGTTATTACTAGCACAAGTTGCAGCGTTAGTTACGGCAAAACTTCCTGGGCCTGTAAAAGTATGTATTCTATGATCACCACAAGGAGAAGTTGATATTGTTCCACCTGTAGCCACTATAAAAGGATTTGAAAAATCAGCCGGGTTTGCTGTAGTTATATTTTGCCAACCTGTCGTTGCATCTACATAAACTAATTGTATTGCTGAGTTAGCTTTTGTTATATTAACATTTGCCGCGTTTCCATTTATGTTTGAACCATTTCTATTAATAATGATTAAATTTGATGCAGTTATACTACCATTATAATCTGAAATACCAACTATAGCTCCTGCACTAGGAGAACCTGGTAAAGTTACAGTAACAGATCCTCCTGCTACATTTACAAAATAGCCTTCTGTTGAGGTAGCTGTAAAATCTCCTGTTTTAGGAGTTGTCTCCCAATTAACAGCACCACTTCTTCCGAATCCTGATTGAGACGCACCTGAAGCAAGTGTCACTGTTTTACCAGATTCACCTAATGTAAGAGTGCTACCTGATCTTGTTGTTACTGTATTTACTTTTATTGTGCTCATAATTTACCTATTGAAATTTATATCTTATCACTACTACACCTGGTCCACCAGCATTTCCAGCGTTAGTGTTATTATTGTTTCCTCCTGAACCACCACCCGTGTTAGCTGTTCCTGCAGTTCCTACACCAGCTACTCCTGGACCTCGATTTCCACCACCACCTAGTCCACCACCAGCCGTTGAACCAGCACAGTTATCTCCACCTTCACCACCACCTGCATAATATCTAAAAGCATCTGGACTTGGATTAGCTACTCCATTTGCAGGACCAAAAGCTGTTGGTAAACCAGCACCAGCTCCTCCACCTCCACCTGGAGGTGCTCCTGTTCCGCCTGCTACAGTTGCTCCACCACCACCTCCTGCTCTATTATTAGCACCTGTTGAGGGTGCACCATTAGTTCCTTGAGCTGGAGTTGTTGAGGGTGTATTTCCTGTTCCACCTGCTGTACACCCAGATGCATCTCTTCCACCACCACCAGAACCACCAGGACCTCCAGTTTTTGTTCCACCTTGACATCCACCACCAAATCCACCACCAGCTGATGTTACTGTTGAAAAAGTTGAAACATTTCCATTATTACCTTGTTGTCCACCTGAACTTCCAGCTCCACCACCTCCAACTACTATTGTGTAAGGTTGTACCGCAAGTGTAATTGCTGTTCCTGAAGGAGTAGGACTTCCATAACCATTTAAAGGAGCTCCTGGAGCTCCAGATGTGGGAGCACATCTTGTTGTATCTAAAAAATATCTTAAACCACCGGCTCCACCGCCACCACCTCTATCTCCACCACCAGATCCTCCACCTCCGACTACTAAATAATCAGCTGCGTTATTAGCAGCGATACCACCAACTTGAGTAACATTAAAAGTCCCTGGACCTGTAAATGTATGAACTTTAAAATTTCCATCCTCTGTTATGGTTCCACCTGTGGCTGACACAAAAGAGTTTCCAACATCTGCAAAAACGTTATCTTGTACTGACCTCCAACCAACTGTTGAATCAACGTAAACTAAAGTAACACCTTCACCTTCTGTGCTTAATGTAACTGGTTCACCCGCAACTCCCCCATTAATTTTTTGAGATCCATTGTTAAATTATCACTATCAAAAGTATTATTATAATCTTGTACTGAAACTATTGAACCAGCAGTTCCTGCTGGTAGATCTACCTCAAAAGAACCACCTGTTGTATTACAAAAATATCCTTTACCACTTTCAGCTGTAAATGTAGCTGTTTTAATATCACCAGTTTGCCAATCTACGGTTCCTGTTCTACCAAAACCTGTTTGAGATGCACCTGATGCTAAAGCAATCGTATCTCCACTAGCGCCAATAGTAATCGTATTACTATTTTCGTTAATAATGTTTTGACCACATTGGTTTTGAACGTTATTTACTTTAATTGTACTTGTCATAATTAATTTTGAAATTTATACCTTATTGCTACAAATCCCGGTCCTCCTGCTAATGAGTTACCAACTTGCGGCGGTGAATAATTTGATGAACCACCACCACTTCCACCACCTGTGTTTGTAGTTCCTGCTACACCTGGTCTACTTGGAGCTGGATCACCACCTCCTTGACCACCGCCTCCTGCACCTCCAGGTCCACCTGTAATTGGTCCGCCTGGATAAGGGGAAGAAATACCACCTCCGCCTCCTCCGCCTCCAGCGAAATATCTTGTAGAAGAAACTGGACCAGGAGTACCATAACTTGATGCTGTTGGACCAAAAAATGATTCAGCCACAAAACTACCAGCTCCACCTGTTCCTCCAACATTGTTTGCAGGAGATGTTCCTCCTGCTGCTCCTGCTCCACCACCAGCTGCTGCCGCATAAGAACCACTAGTATTAGGGCTATTACTTCCACCATCTTCACCTTGTGGGGGTGAAACTGATGGTGTATTACCTTGTCCGTGTGCAGCACAAGCTCTTGTATTGTAACCTGAACCTCCTCCTGAGCCACCACTTCCAGCCGGGTGGCAATTTGAATTTCCTCCTGAACCTGCACCACCACCAGCAGATGAAATACCATTAAAACTTGAAGCTATTCCATTGTTTCCACTTTGATAAGTAGATGGTGGACTTGTAACACCTGCACCACCTCCTCCTACTACTATTGGATAACCTTGTGCTGAAACTGCTCTTCCAGGACTACAAGCAGGAGCTATTAAGGGTGACATTAAAGGCGCTGCAATACATCCTGATGAATTAGAAACTCTAAAACCACCTGCACCACCTCCTCCTGCACCAGATCCATTATGATGAGGTGCTCCACCTGATCCTCCACCTCCAACCACAAAATAATCTACTTTATTTGATCCTCTAGCGTTTCCTGCACAAGATACTGTAAAAGTACCTGGTCCTGTAAAAACGTGTGTTTTAAAATCTCCCACAGTAAGAGTAGCATTTCCACCTGATGCAGTTACATAAGCTGGGGCTTCACCTTCAGATGTATCTGTTGATTCATTTATTACTAACCAACCTTTAGTTCCATCTACATAAATAAAAGTTAATGCAGTACCATTTGTAGAATAAGTTACATCATCAGAACTTAAACCACCAATTGGAGAACCATTTCTTCCTACTGTTAAATTATGTGTTGCAAAACTATAAGCGTAATCTTTAACACTAACTATGTTACCTGCACTTGGAGAGGCAGGTAAAGTCATTGTAACTGCTCCGCCAGAAGTATTAACAAAATAACCTTCACCATTTGCTGCTACAAAAGTTGTTGTTTTAATTGAACCTGTTTGCCAATCTACAGTACCAGTCCTACCAAATCCTGTTTGACTAGCACCTGTTCCTAATTGTACAGTAGTTCCAGAACCACCTATTGTAAGAGTGGAACCATTTTGTTTATCTATTTCGTTTACTTCTATTTTAGACAATGACTAATACTCCTGTTACTGTTACGGTCCCTGGAAAAGTGACTGGACCTGCTAGAACCGCATTCTCTACAGTTTGATCACCATCAATT